GCACGGTTGCCAACTCGTTACCGCCATTCCTCAAATACTCCGCTAAATGTTTATTCTTCAAACGGTTGTGCCAAACCGTTGAAAATCTAAAATACATCTTTAGCTCATTAAAGCCCAAGACGGGTAAAATGATTGAGAAGTACAAAAAAGCAGAATCATTAGATGTAGGTTAATTGAACTATGAACAAGGGAAAAGACAACATAGAAGGGCTTGTGTCTGATACGATCTTACAAAAGCCGTATTCTATACAGATAGGACAAGAAACATACAAGGTTGCATCTCCTTCTATTGCTACTCTTATCCTTGCTTCTGAACTTATTTCTCAGCTTCCTAAAGTAGAGTTAGACAAAAGCCTGGTTACATTTGAATCGCTCCGTATTGCGAAAGATTGTAAAGTTTTAGGCGATATTGTAGCTACTCTCATTTTAGGAGCTGAGAATATAACTACAGAAGCGACCGTAGTTCAAAAGTCTTTATTCGGTTTGGTACGCACACGCAAAAAGGTTACGATTGATAACAGGGCTGTTTTATCCGATAAGATCTTGAAACAACTTTCACCAAGTAAAGTGAACGCTCTTACCCTTAAAATCATAAACAGAATGGAGATAGGAGATTTTTTCGGGCTTACCGCTTCCCTGATAGAGATAAACCTTCTCAAACCGACAAAAACAGGAGAAGCGGATCCGAAGGAAACGATAGCATCTGGGCGGTAGTAGCAGGAATGGCAAAGGCTTATAATCTGACTTTTGATTATATCCTATACAAAATGAGTTTTGCGAATGTTCGTCTGTATAATGCGGTTCTGCCTTCTTTCTCAGCAAAAAAGGATGGTAAAAAAGATACTGGCATTATTCTAAATGGTGATGATCCCAATAATCAGGATGCAGTAAATAACGCAATATTTGACGTAAACGAAGATGAATAACAACGAAGGTACAACATGGTGGGCTTTAGGATTGGATAACGCCAAATTTGAAAGCGATGTGGCGAAATCTAACTCTCTTTTCCGAAGCATAGGCAACACAGCCGAAAAGGAAGGTAGCAGGATAGACAATATTTTCCGTAAAATAACGGTTGCTGCAACTGGATTTTTCACGGCTCAACAAGCGTTGGGATATGCTCAGAAGATAGCTCAGGTAAGAGGCGAATACCAACAGTTAGAAGTTGCCTTCAATACCATGTTGGGCAGTAAGGCTAAAGCTGATGCTTTAATGACACAGCTTGTTAATACTGCTGCTAAAACTCCGTTTGATCTCGTTGGTGTGTCAAGTAGCGCAAAACAATTACTTGCTTATGGTATAGCTGCTGACAAAGTGAATGACACTTTGGTACGGTTAGGAAATATCGCTGCTGGCTTATCTATTCCATTACAAGATATAGCCTGGTTATACGGTACAACCATGACACAAGGCAGATTATACGCTGAGGATCTTAACCAATTTACGGGTAGAGGTATTCCGATGATTCGTGAATTGGCTAAAGAGTTGGGTGTAGCTGAAAATGAAGTTAAGGCTTTGGTTTCCGAAGGAAAGGTAGGATTCCCCGAAGTTCAGAAGGTTATAGAAAACCTTACAAATTCTGGCGGTATGTTCTACAACCTGATGGAAGAGCAAAGTAAGACTATTACGGGTAAGATCTCCAACATGAGCGATGCTATTTCTGTAATGCTTAACGAAGTAGGGAAAGCTAACGAGGGAACAATCAATTCAATACTGGAAACTGGTATCTCCGCTATAGAGAACTACGAGGCTATCGGTGAAACTATACAAGAATTGATTGTTACTTATGGCTTGTACAAAGCTGCTGTAATTTCGGTTGCTGCTACAAAAAATGCCGTTACTACCATTAAAGCCACTGGAGAAGCTGAGGAACTAAGCAAATTGCTTACTGTAGAGCAGCAAGCAGCCATTTCAAAACAAAATCTAACCAAAGGCACGTTAGAGTATGCAACTGCCGTAAAAGCTGAAATGGCAGCAAATATAGAGGCTCAAACCGCAGCTTTAGCCAAAGCTCGTACAGAGGTTTCAGCAGCCAGCCAAGCCGTAGCAGCCAAGAAAGCCGAATACCTTGCTGCTAAAGAGTTGGAGAAGCAAAGATTAGCAGAACTTATGTCTATCGGTGCTACTGGCTCCGCAAAACAAGTAGAAGCAGCAGAAAGAAAATTAGTCGCAGCCGAAACTGCCAGAGAAACAGCAGCCTTACAATACCAAGCAGCCACACGTGATTTTAGCACTAAGAAAGTAGCGGTAGAAACGACTGCTAAAACATTGAATACCACTCAGACAGCAGCCAACACAGCAGCACAAGCAGCCAATGTAACTACAACAAACTTGTTGGCAACTGCAAAGCTCAGGCTTACGGCTGTAGCTACCAGGTTGAAAGCCGTTATGCTGGCAAATCCTTATACTTTGGCAGCAGCAGCCATAGCAGCTCTCGGTTATGGTATTTATAAACTTATCACTTATCAGACTGACGCAGAAAAGGCGCAAGAAAAGCTAAATAACGCCATATCTGAGAGTGAAAAGGTTATTGGAGCTGAAAGATTGCAAATTGATGCGATGTTTGCACGTTTGAAAGCAGCCAAAGAAGGTACGGATGAATACCGTTCCGCAAAGGAAGCCATAATGAGCAAATACGGTGAGTATTTGAAGAGGCTGGGGGATGAAAAGAACGCTTTGGATGATCTGGCTAAGGCTTATCGTATCATTACGCAAGAAGCCGAAAAATCAGCTCGTGCAAGAGCTATGGATAAAGCGGTTAATGAGGCTTCTAATGACTACATGGATAAGGAGGTAGAAGCCAAAGAAAATGTAGAAGAATTACTAAAAGATAAGTTCAAGGGAAAGAAGGATAAAGACGGTATCGACCTTGCGGAAACTTATTACTGGAAGATTAAGCCAGTGTTGGAAGGCAAGGGGGAAATTACCAAAGAAATCCAGGATATTATAAAGCAGTTTGACGAAACCAAATACTTGCCTGGCGATCCCATGACTGGTATAGGTGCGCAAACCTACATAGCTAATGACTTGCAAGATGAAATAACCAAAGTATTCAAAGCTCGTGGCATTTATAATAATATCATAAAAGAGGCTCAAAAACGCTTCGGGGAGAATCCTAACCAAAATCAGAAAACGAGTAATCAAGAAGAGGTATTTTATACCAAAGGTAAATCCATTTCTGAGATAGAAGCAGCCATTACTAAAGGTCAAGAAAAACTGGAGGCTTTCAAAAAGGCTCTCAAAGAGAACAACGGCTTAATGTCTGATGGCAAAGTAGTAACCGATGCTGTTGTAAAAGGGCAGGAAAGCTATATAGCTAAATTAAAGGCTACCGTTCTTGAACGTGAAAACGAGCTGCAAATTATTAGCCAAGTAGAGAGCCGTATTTCTAAGCTGAAACAGGAGCAGAAAGAAACCGTTAAGGGTAGTGCTGAATACAACGACTATCAAAGACGTATAGATTCACTGAGTAAAAAGTTACCAGATAGAAAAACGTCCTCTTCTCAAAAGGATTATTCCGATGAGATAAAACGTAATGCACAAGAGCAGATCCGCATTAAAAAGGATATGGAATTTGCTGTAAGGCAAGCTGAGATCAACACCCATAAGGAAGGACTTTCTAAAACACTGGAACAAAACCAGCTCAACTATGAGCAGGAAATGGAGCAGATCAAACGTCAAAAGGAGGATAAGCTCACCAAAATTCAAGAGTGGGAAAAAACTATATGGGAATCTCAGGGCAAAAAAGGTACATTTAAGCCTACTACCACCCAATTATCAGAGCTGGATGAGCAACAATTTAAGGCTCTTGAAAATGCTGCTGGAAAGAAACTATCTGCTGGAAACCAGACTGCAATAGAAGAAATGCTAAAGCAGTATCAGACCTATGCGGAAAAGCGTAAGGAGATAGAGGAAAAATTTCAGCAAGATATTGACGAAATGCGAGCTGTTAATGAGAAAGATAAGAAAGCCGGAAGGCAAACTACTTTCTCCGAAGAAAATATCGCTCAGGCTGAAAGTGATAAACAAGATGCTTTGGACGCTTTAGATCAAGAGATAGCTACTCGTGAAGCGACTTTTAATGTATGGGTAGAACAAATATCCTCTATGGGGTTAAGACAGCTAAAGGAGGCTTTACAAACAGCCCAAGACACGCTGAAAAAAGAAGGTGGCAAGCTGGATGATAAAGAAAAAGCTACTCTTCGTGCGCAAATTAAAACCCTGGAGAAAAAAGTAGAGGTTGCTGAGGCAAAAGACGCAAGCATTTCATCTGCTGAAAAAAACAAAAAGAAGTGGAGCGATACCCTAAAGGTGATGAATGAGGTAGATGATACTGTTAATAATATCATTTCAGGCTTTGACGGGATGGATGATGCGACCAAAGCTGCTTTGTCTGCTGCTACCAATATCGCAGGAGGTATAATTTCCATGATAACGGGTATTCAAGCGTTGGCGGTTACTGGTGCAGAAGCTATCAAAGGAGTAGAAAGAGCTTCGGTTATCCTTTCCATTGTAGGTACAGCCGTTTCCCTTATCACTTCCTTGTTTGGGTTGTCCTCTAAGGCTGAAAAGGAACACCAAGAGGCACTTAAAGAAGTAGCCGAAAACAAACTGGAAATGCAACGCCAGTACAATTTATTGCTTATGGAGCAAAATCTACTTCTAAAAGAGGCTACATCCATATTTGGCGAGGATCAGATAGAAAAAGCAGCTAACGCTGTAAAGGTATATCGTGATGCAATAGCTGAATATAAAGAAGTTCTGAAAGGGGATAAGCCGACTTATCAGTTTCAGTTTAACCCTAAAGGGAACTGGGGACTTGATGAATACAATACAAAATTAAATGCGTACAATCATGGAATAGGTGCGCTTAATAATATAACTATAAAAACGGGAAGTTACACTACTGGAGCCTGGTTTTGGAAAAAGCAGCATGATATTTATACTTCGGTACTCCAGGTTTACCCGGATTTGATAGATGGGGAAAACAAACTGAATAAAGAAAGAGCGCAAGCAATTCTTGATACTCAAACAATGAGCGATGAGAATCGGAATTTGTTGCAAAACCTTATAGATCTTCAAGAACAAGCGGAAGAAGCCCAACAAGCACTAAGAGATTATTTAGAGGGTACTTTTGGCTCTTTAGGTGATAGTATAATGGATAGTATCACTGATGCTATTGAAAATGACGGTGTAGATGCGTGGGAAAAGTTCGGTGAAAAAGGATCTTCTGTGTTGGAAGATTTGGGTAAACAGATTGCCTACTCTTTATTCTTCTCTGATAAGTTCAAAAGACTACAAGCAGATCTGGAGAAAATATACGGATCAGGCAAAACAGAAGAAGAAATAGCTAAGGAAGCAAGGGATTTGGTTGCCTCTTTCTATCAAGGTATCGGTACGGATATGAATAACGCCCAACAATGGATGGAGCATTGGAAAGAAGAAGCAAACAAACAAGGCTTTCACCTTTGGGAAACAGAGAATCGTGAGGTTTCCAGCAATAACGGCATAGCAGCAAGCCAGGACAGCGTAAATGAGCTGAACGGAAGGACAACTG